TACACCATACTCCAGTGCAGTGGCCAGAGCACTTCCGTGTGGAATGCCATCAGGTAAGCCCACATTAGCTTCCATCGAAATAGATTCAATTTTGTTATCACTATCAACATAAACCGTTATGCGCCCCCGCTGAGCATCCAATGTCTCGGCCCCGCCACCTTTAATTACTCTGATATTGCATGGAGCAAAATGATATAAGTATGCCAGTGTAATATCATCCCATTCCTTGCCGATTAATTCTGGTGCAATTCCTATACATAAAGAAGAACGAGCCTCGAAACTTCCGTCCTCGAATTTAACACCCTGTCTATGGTAAAATTTATCAGCTAACTTAGTCATAATAATCCAGAATCATTTGGGTTTCGCCGTGTTCCCAATTAATGGGAAATGTTTGTTTTCCGCTTAGTGAGGGGCATGATATAACCTCTCCGCGCTCTACAGCAACCTCAAACCATTCATGCATGCCCTGCTCACCAGATTCGGAAAACCATGTGATGAACTCTTCGGCCTCTGCCTCATTAGCAAACCCCTTTACAACAACATTAAAACTCATTTCATATTCTCCAGTTTATAAACTAGTGTAATAATATTACAGTACATTACCTGCTTTGTCAAATAAATTATTTGCGGTATCGGATTTGAACCGATGCTAACAGTCTTATAGAAGCTTATTCCGGATTCGACTTCATGCTGTCCCATTACAGTGACAGGGCTTCCGCCCCCGCTCTCCCGACTGAGCTAACCGCAAAAAAATAAAGCGCACCCGTAAGTCGCTCAAGCTTACTGTCTGCGTTCCCTTGGGCATCAAATCCCACTCTGCTCGGTGCGCTTTTATTTGGTGGTGAGTAAACACAAGCTCATGAAACCTGTGCCCTGTACAGTAGCTCACCATTGTTTGGCTTCGTAGATCAGGCTCGAACTGATGTCCCCGGCTCATAATCGCATTGTGCTGGTGCCGGTGCTTTACCACGTACTAAGTACACTCTAGTCCTATTAACTGCATTATCCCAACCGTTCATCTATACGTTCCACAAAAGTTTCTCCTCAATGCCTGTCGGGCCTTTAACCCGCTCATGGTTTCTATAGCCTATGCGATGTTACATTGTGTGTCCACTAGTGTGTACTAATATCCATTACTAGATTGTCTTAGCTCAGCGTTCAGAAAAGATTACCCTTTCCTTTAAGCTACTACGAAATAAATTTGGTGGGAGTGGAAGGATTCGAACCTACTCAGCCGAAGCACCGGTTCTACAGACCGGCCCAGTTCGCCGTCACTGGAGCACTCCCATTATATTCTGTATTGATTATATTTTTTACCTAAATTTATTGAATTTCTAGGCAATTCAGATTCCGGTATAGACCAACATTCACCCGAATCTGCTAAAACAAAAAGTAAATCATAATCATCATCTTCTCTTTTTCTGATCGTATTGTATGATTGATTTCCGCCACATGTTTTTAAACCACACATGTATATACCATAATCGCTTTTTGATGCTGTAGTCTTAACCTGAACCCGTTTCAAACTTTCCCCGTCATCTACGATTAAATCATATTTTTCACTATCGAAAAGTGTACGGGAGACGCTATGCCCCATTTTAGAATATTCATAAATGGCCCTAGCTTCACCAAGATCGCCTTGCTTTGTAGTATTTTTACAATTTTCAAACATGATAAATCTCCTATTATTTTGAAGTATTTATCAGTGCACCGGTATAATATACCGTTGCTATTTAATTTTTGGGGTGACTAGAGAATTTTGAAATCTCGTCCTTCCGGATCACAACCGGACGCTCTGCCTCTGAGCTATAGCCACCATTGTTTTATAAATTATTGATAATTAAAGATTTTTGGCGGTGCGACGGGAAGTTGAATCCCGATCCCCACCCGTGACAGGGGTGTACTCTACCGTTAAGCTACCGCACCCCAAAAATCTCTAAAGATATTCTAAAAAAATGAGGAAGCGGAGCAAATCCATATTCACCTGTTTACCTACTGCTCATGCCTAAGCACAGCGAGACCCTCTCGCACACTTCCTCTGAATTTTTTCACGGGGAGCGCTTTCGCATGTTAACCCCATACCTATACACTAACAGATACCGTTCTGTAGTGGGTTGCGTGACTAGGAGCCGGGGCATTTCAGCACTTGCGGTGATCCTAACACATGGGACAGTAAACTGACCCACTTCGACTTTACCGTAATCACGTTACATTTAGTTGATGTAACTCTTTGAAAAGTCAACCATTTCTGGTCTTTATTCCTTGTAGGGTATAAACCCGTTTTATTCCTTCTAGGGTATATTTCACCCATAAAAAAAGCGGTCCTTTTGGACCGCTTCTTTGTCTTGAATCTTTTGTACTAATTTAGAAACCTTCTTTATTAGTACCTCGCTTTGACAAAGAAGCGGTAGGAATCGGGAGCGTATCTACATTATGCAGACGCACGGGTTCCTCGTTAAACGATTTTTGGCTAATATAACCAGCACGTTCGATAACTCCACACCAGTCGTCGGAATCTGTCTTGTTTCCACCAAGACCATGGTTCCCATCGACGCGAATGCCGTGATACTTTTCGATAATGTTTGTAATCGTTTCTGTTGAAGTTTCCATTTCCGTTTCCATAAAATTTAAGTTTAAATTAATACTGCTTCCAATGTCTGAGCATTGTATACTTTTATTTAGCAGTTGTCAACAACTTTTAAAAAAAGTTTTTGCTCAGTTCTATTTAGGCGTATCTTAACAGGGTGTATTCCGCGTGTCAACCCCTAAATCAATTTTTTTAAAATAAAAAAGCGGCCCGAAGGCCGCTTTTAATTAGCATATTATTAATGCTTAGTAGAGGTCATCCGAATCATCGAATGCACTTACCGTATCCAACTCACGGAAGTAGTTGTCGGCATCAAACACTTCTACGATACCAATACCATCTCCGCCGTCAGCAGAAGTCAGGTGTGCGGTGTAGCCACCGGGAGGTAGGCAAGTGTAAATTCCTGCATCAGTCGGCTCCATTACATCACCAAATCCACTGTCAATAATGTTGAATGCGTTATCCAGATCATCTTGCCAGTCATTATTGTAATTAATAACCGTCTGTACACCTTCGATTCTCGTCCAGAGTGTCAGTTGTGGATCAGGTAGAAGAATATCAGAGTTGGGGAGACCTACGCTCTGTCCTCGTCCCCGGATTACAACACAGAGATTTTCATCGGGCGCACCAGCAGGCTTTCTGATAATGAACCCACCAACAACCTTTGCTGGACCATCCATAACAAATGCTCTCGTTGAGATGTTACCAAGCAATACTGGCTGCTCTGCGGGTGGAGGCGTGACTGGTGGAGCCGGATTAACGATGGCGCAACCATCAAGGTCAACTTCAGTACTGGGCGGGGTTCCCGGACACAAATCGTCTCCGTTCGGTACTCCATCACCGTCATCGTCACGTTCACAGCCGTCAGGTCCTACGGCAGTACCTTCGGGCGTGTTAGGACACTGGTCGCCTCCATTAGGAACGCCGTCATCATCATCATCGCGCTCGCAGCCTTCTTTATCTACTTCTGCGCCGGGAGGAGTGTTCGGACAATGATCGTCGTCATTCGGTACACCGTCATTGTCGTCATCGGGATCGGGGCCGTGATCCGGGACAGAGACTCCAAACTTAATATCATCGATAAACGTTGAACCTTTAGCTTGAAACTCTACCTTTAGGGCACCCTCGGCATTTACCAACACTGTTTGTAACGAGTTTTGCCAGTTGTTTGTTCCGTCAGGAACAACAGGTACATCTACCATCTTAATTAGACCCCGTTCGCCAAAAACTTTAATCTTAGAACCACGGCTTTCATTATCCATTGTTGTAACGGATTCGAAAAACACTGGCTCATCAAAAGTCATTACAAACTTGTGTGTACTCGCGTACTCACGAACACTACCATTAGGGTGTTGATATTTTGATACAATAAGAACATTTCCCTGCAATGGATTAAAGTGGTCTTGACTTGGTGATGGGAGGTTGGGGTCAGAAGAATTCTGAATCACCATTGGTCTAGACGATGGTGTATTATCGAAATTAATTCCAAGATTGGAATACTCATCCCCGTTGAAGATTTGGCCAGCGGTCAGGTCTGTGAAATCAACGACTACATCGTTGTATTCAACAACCTCAACTGACTGAGCCTTGGAAGCCAATAATTCGGCCCCGTTATCTGACATTGCATTACTCGGAAGAGCAAAAGCAATGATGATTGCTAACATACTAAAAATTACAGATTTCATATAAATTACCCCTTTAGGTTATATTGAAATACGGATCATACGTGAATTTCATATCAAAGTCAATACACTTTTATAAATCAGATTCCTTTACGAACACACCGTCAATCATTCGGCCTTTACGATCTGCAATATCATCCCACGCTTGTGACATGCATTCTACCATACTCAAACCATTACGCTCTGCAATATTAATTAATACAACAATCATGTCGCCGATATCATCCGACACGTCATTGCCCTTAACCACATTACTAGAAAGTTCTCCAAATTCTTCCATAAGCTTACATAATTGCGATTTGTCATCTGAACCGTGGATTAAATTACGGTCATGGTGCCATTGAACAATGGCCTGTTCAAAATCTTCTAAAGTTTTAAGCATTAATATCTCCCTCTATTCTTAAACCATGTTCCTTTTAAGTGAAAGTTTGAATGAGATATCTCGACGCGCTTAGCGTTCTTTCCGCATTTACACTTCACTTTCTTGTTCATATCATTGAATGATCTGATCTTTTCAAAAGTCTTACCGCAAGGGCATTCAAATTCATATATTGGCATACTATTAACCACTCAGTGCTTTAAAATCTAAAGATTCCATAAATTTTGTAAACTCCTCACCTTCAGGTACAGGCTTCTTACCGATATAGAAATCTACGTTTTTAATTCGCGAAGGTGGAATAAATCTTACCGATCCCACTTCTTCGGTATCTTCCATAGATATTGAGAATCCCACTCGGAATATATATTCCCTAAATTCTCTACTTAATACGGGTTTAGGGGAATTGGGGTAAGGTAGTCCAGCTTCTGTAAACAGTCTTTTCAATACCGCATCACCCCTAAACACGACTACGCTGGAATCCACTAATGTTACAATTAATGCCTTATAAAGCTTATTATCCATTATAATTGTTTATCCTTTGATGTATTTTTTCGATTGCATTATTGAATGAATCAGTTAATTCTATCGCGTATTTATCACATACAATATCGACGTTACCTTTGCGCCAAAACCCATCAGGACAGCATACTATAATATCAGTATGCCCTGAAGCCTGAAGTCCTAGTTCAAGCAGTGTAATTGGTGCTTTTGTATCGGGGAGAAAGTTAAAAAAGATCAAATCGGCAACGTCCATCCCCCTCATTTCCCATTCAACTTGTTGACGAAACTGGGGGTTGTCAATTGATTGCTCCCAAGAAGAGTCCCAGTCATGTCTTCGGGGGTTTAATAATCTTACATCATAGTCAGTAAGTTCATTACCTATAAGTTCTTGCCAATTATCAGCTTTCCCCGTCCCAATACTACCAGCCAAAAATATGGTCATTTTATCGTATAGCAAGTTTATGTAACTGCAATCTGAGGGGTAAATCATTTCCATAACTATATCCTCAAGTTTAATACTTTTATTCCATTGTATTATAAATACCCTATAGAACAATGTCAAGGAGATTTTCAGATGAAATTACTATCATCACTAATATGCGAAGGCGAGAAGTTTTCACTTAATGATTTAACACTATTACAGCGCGTAATGCTTAAAAAGGTTTACACTGGAAGAATTGATGCTTTTAGTCCTGACCTGTCCGATAGGCAATTAGAAGTACTTGATTCCCTACTCGACCTTGGACTATTGGATTCGGCCTACGAGGTAACCCCACAAGGCTCCAAGGCTGCGGAGATGCTAGACTCTTACGCGAGGCAAGAAAAAGAAGATATCAGTACAGCAAAACAAATTGCTGCCGCCGAAATTAAAGGTAAAAACTTCGAAGACAATGAAGACTACAGTGATGAGTTGGATGATTTTCCTTTTACTGAAGGTGAAGAAATTGCAATGAAAGCTAGTGGTTTGAATGAAAAAGAAATTGCAAAACTATTTCTTAGTGAGAGTGATGAGGAATATCATGGACACCCTAGTTATGCTCATTGGAATGCTGCTCTTTGGGTTAGCAGTAATGAAGGATTATATAATCTAGCAGTTAAGAGTGATCGCGACATGTTCATTGATATAATGAATGGATGGGAAAGCCCGGATGGGGTGGTATTTGATAAGAATTTAGCAGGGTATGCGTGGGACATGGTTACCGATTCAAAGGTGGAAGAGCCTGAAGACGATTACGATGACTCCTATAGTGATGTAAATGATTATTCCGATGATGGTGATGCTCTAGCATCCGCCGGTTGGGGTACCGATGAGGACTATGGCTATTTTGGGGACGATTACTAAAATGAAACTTAAGGATATTTTTATAGTAGAGGATATGCATAGAGATTTGGACCCTAGGAATTTCAACCCAAACGGAAGACAGGTTGAAAAGGTTTATTCATGGAAAGAGTTCGAGAAGACTTTACCGGAAATTACTAATGGTGTAGAGCATAAAGAGTCTAGGACTGGGGGTACTGTTTCTATAGCTTACGCAAAAAACCCAAAAACTCATATGTCAGTCATAACCGGGGTTTTTAGACATGTTGATAATTATGGAGAGGTTCTAGTGTAATGAAGCTTTTAAAAGAGTTGTTATTAGAAGATTACGACGAAACACCAGTGATGAAAGAATGTGATTCCTGTGGTGAAATATATAATGGTGATGAGAACGACAAAGAGTGCCCACACTGTGGTGAAAAGTTCGAAGATTAAACTTCCGCGAACTTAACCCTTGTAAGTACTGTAGTCTTCCTTCCACGGTACTCATCATGCTTCTTGATGGTACCAGTAATATCATAAGTGACGCCTTCTTCCATTTCTTTCGCACTACTATTCCACCAAGTGAATGAATTGCCCGTGTCAACATCTTCCATTTTGGTTAGCTGGGTGTATCCATATTGAGTTGAAATCAACTTAACGCTCTTTACTTCAACGCGAGTCGTTGGAAGCTTTCCCTTAACATCTCCTACATGCTCATTGGATTTATTCTTATTAGCTTCTTCTTTGGACTTGTGATTGTTGTAAGCGGCAAACAGTGCGGCTACAATACCAACATCACGGTATGTTACTCTGGAACTTTTTAGAGCGACATCAAGATTATGGAGGAAATTATTATTTTCCTTATCTTCGTCGGGAATGGCATTGAACCAATTTTTGGCTTCATCAACGTATGCTTGTAACTTTTCTTCATTCTGCTTAAGTGCTGCTCTAACTTCCTTCCTTTCTCTTATATCTTCGTCGGACGTATCGCTGCCGAATGTGTACCAACGAACCTGATCAGCCGTTGATGGTCCCTGATCTTCTCCCCAGCTTGATGCTTTTTTGTAACCAAACTTCTTGACAAAATATGCAGCGACAAGAAGTGCGTAGTCAGGGCTTATGGAATATTCTGAGCGGGCGGCTTTAGGCCCATCGTAGTCCTCGGCCTTGGAGAATACTTGTTCAATCCTATCACTAAGTGAGAAATAGTACAGTACTGACTTTGGATCAGTTCCACCCAAAAAATCCGCAAGGCAATTTCTTCCCACTTGACGAAGTTTACCTGTAGATTCTTCTTTTACAATGTACGTATCAATTCTACGGCGAACTTTTTTACAATGGTCACAGTATCCGGGATCGGCATCATGAAAGTCCTTAAGGTTAGCTTCATTTACTCCCGGAACTGTACGGATAATGTTACCCCCATCCTTGTGTTCGATAGTCGCTAGAAACGTATATCCGGGGACATGAGGGGGTTCCCCTGTAACTTTTACAGTAAAATATTTTTCCTGCGTGTTGGAGTCTTTGACATCCTTGTAAAATGTCTTGACTTTCTCAATTTCAATGGGAGGGGTTCCAAGCTTCGCAGCACGACGATTTAGTTTGGCAATTTCATGCTCAAGAAATGGATATACTCTTGAGCTTACATCTTCAGTACGTGAATAATCTGCGCTCGTGTTACTTTCGTTAAGCTGTACGTGTAGTTCTGAAAGCTTCATTATCTTTCATTCCGTGTGTTAAGAGTTATTCTATATTATCAGGAGTATTGGGGGTTGTCAAGTCCATATACCGGCTCACGAACTCACGAGAGGGTTTAAAACTAACACCTCTAAAATTTAAAGTTCCTGTTCGCTGATTACCGTCATTCATAGTATAGGTTACTTCCAAATCAAAGTTTGCAGGAAGTGAGGTTTTTTTCGTGCAATCTTTAGTGCATCTGAAATTCTTAATACCCCCGAAGGATATGTCGTTAATCTCGGATACTAGTTGGGGTGATTCATTAATTACTCTTTCGGCAAAACTCTCGGGTGTAATGTTTAGCTTCATTTCCCCCGCATTATTCACTTCAGCATAATCATACTCTGTCATAATAATTAAATCAGTTACATCGAATACCATCTCTCCGGTCATATCGAATTCACTATTTCTAAAGTTGAATACTACCGTTTCTCCAGATTCTTCAACGTTTTCATTGAGTATATTACTTAGTTTCATTTGTTGAGAATATTTTCCACAATTTTGAGAATCTCACTCTTAAAGTATTTTTGGGCAGAATCATCATGCTTTACACTCTCGGCTAGGGACATTAACTTGGTCCCCTCCATTGCTTCCATTACTGTTGTAGGCATGGCACCGGGCGCTGATGGGGTTACGACCAAATCAATAGTCACAAGGTTGAATCCCGAAACACTCCCGCTTTCACTTACAACTCCCGCTCCCCTGCTCGATACTCCGTAGCGAACCCCTGACTTTGATAGTTCCTGAGCTATAAGACCCATTGGCGTATCGAGTAACTGGGCTTTACCCACTACATTGTTACCGTCCATATAAAGGTCCTTGATTGCATGAGATATTCTATCCATGTTAATGGTTATGGTGTCCGGGTGATCTAATTCACCAAACACTCCACCGAATTCATTGATTTGCTTTCTAATAGCTTCTACATTCTCAGTCATCTCGGAAAGAGAATAGACCCTACCATTTCGGTTTTCGATTTCCGCCTGCATGAATACACCATTAAGGTAGGTTTTTCCATCGTTTTTACTGGCTTCAGTAATAATATTACCCTCCCCGGCGGTTACTGTCTCAATTAATAGCTGTTGTTTACTCATGATTTTTCCTGCTTCGTGGTTCATTATGCGCTTCATATTCCTGATAAGTAAGGTACATATCAGTATCCGGGTCGTAGTACTCACCTTCCTTGGGATCGTAATAGACTACCTTGCCACTTCTTAGTCTAAATGGCCCCTCTAATCCTTGATCTTCCCTATCTGTATATCTTTCCCTATCAATATCAGGCATTACCGTATAGCCTTCACCCATTATTTCAGGAATATCAATACCATAATAAGATAGAAGTTGTATCCACTGATCGGCGGTTAATACAATTGAATTTGGCTGTATCGTGCCATGTCTGACATCTGAAAAGTTTAAAGGTACTGCGTTCATTACCTTTACTACAGCTTTCTTTCTGAGATCATTCGGAAGTTTTTCTTCTCTGTGATTCTTCAATGAAAGCTCAATAAATTCTGATCTACCGTTAGAACTTCTGAATCGCGGCTTAGGGATGTTAAGTTTACGTGATAGCATTCTTAATGCTTTGACTGTGGCCTTTTGTTTTAATGTGGCCTCAGTCAACAATTTAGTACTTTCACTTAACCTGAATTTATCTGTTAGAAATGATACCAAAGCTTTAATGTCATCAAATTCTTGAGGTCTCTCTTCACCGTCCAATTTAAATAAAATTCCAGTTTTATAATCTTGGAGATCAATGCTAAGTTCACCTACTTTTTTGCCCCCAACTAAAACGTCATCGCCTACAAACTTAATACTTCCGGCATTAAGTTCCATTAGTTTTTGAATTTTTGTTTCTATCAGTTTAGAGAGTTTTGAATTGGCCTGTTCTTTGTCACCACTAACAACGGCTAAAACTGCATCTTCCATTAAATTGGGGGTGCTTGACTCTTCAAGTCCGAATCTATCAACTGCGTGTTTTTGAACATCTTCAGGTAAATCAGAAAAGGAAATTTCTTTGTTATACGCAGACATTGAATTCATATCAAAGTCTCCGAACTGAGAAAAACCGTACTGAGGATTTGTGGGGTCATCACTTAGACCCAAAGCACCTTCGTCGGGGCTATTAGTGAGGAACACGGTGTATCTATCAACCGTTTCTCCTCCATTATCGAATACTCTAAAAACTTCATTATAATTCATAACAATACCTTAACCGTTAGCTGCTCTGGACTTATATAACATGTCCATCATATCCTTCTTCTTACACCACTCTTGCTCTTCTTCAGTAAGATCGTCAAAATTAGAGCAATCAACGTCTTTAAACTTTTCAGTGTCATCCTTACATTCTTCAGCCTTTTCCGCCAAGAACTCCTTAAACCTCATCGGAATCTTCCTTCTTGGTTATTTCGGACAAAATATGCATGATGGAATTTTCATCAACCCGCTCACTTAGGTTCTCTAAGTGGTGGATTATCTCATCGCATTTATCAGGATTATCACAAAGATGCTCACTGCATTTACCCAAATCAACGTCATCGGAATCTATATTGCATTTTTTGGCTAAGTATTCGTTGAATTTTTCTTTGGTACCCTTATCACACTTCTTGTACAAAAGTTCGAGATATGTTTTCATCTCTTCCTTTGTCATCATTTTCTCATGATCTTCATTAAGTGCGTCGATCTCTTTGAGTAATTTAAGATTCATCTTGGTGTTCCTCTTTTTTGTCTTTGTTGTCAGCTTCTTCCCTGACTCGGGCATAGACTGCATCGGAAAATTCAGATGCTGCTGCTTCCACATCGCCACGCGCAAGTAGTTTCATTACGTTATTAAACTCATTCATAGTTAGACTCCGTTAACTAGGAGTATTTATAGGAACAAGAAGAATTTTATGTAAATGAATGATGCTAGATGGTTTCTTCTTCTTCAGTCGGCTCTTCGCCTTCTTCTCCACCTAAGTCTAGGTCTTCACCCTCTTCGCCCAACTCTCCTTCCATTTCATCGAATTCCCCGTCTTCTATGTCTAGCATGTCTCCGCCGCCTCCGCCGCCTTCAAAGCCACCTATACCACCTTCAAAGCCTTGCTCTTCCGCTACATCGGGGTTATAGATTTTAACTAGGTCTTCTTTACCGCCGTCCACGGGTATGCCAAGCTCCTCCCTCTTGAGCCTTTCATTCTGTGCCATTTCTTCGGGCGTTAGCTGTAAGTATTTTGTCATTGCAAAACGCTCAGATAATGTATCAATACCTACAGCACTGGAGAAGTTATTCAGTCTATCTGCATCAATTGCTAATTCTTTATGTTCTATAAAATTGGATGGACTGGGTAATCTTACTTTGAATATGCTGGGGTCCACCACTATTTTCATTTTGGCTAAAAATCTTTTGAACTCTTTATCCAAAGTCATTTCAATATTTGACTGAAGGCGTTTCACGTACTGAGAGAACTTAATTTCCTGCATGTAGGCAATACCAACTCTGCCGTCATTACTGGCAACTCCCCCACCGTCCATCATATTATTCATGTAGGAATCGGGCACTCTCATAGCTCTCCACATTTTGGAGAACCAATATTGCAAATCATCTAAGTTACCAAGACCTGCGCCTCCGGGAAGCGTCTCCACACGAGAGGCCCTACCCTCGGGCCCAACAGCAAAGAAGAAATCTTCTTGTATAGATTGAGGGTCATAAACTGCTTCAACTGAATCTTTCCCTGCCTGCTTCACGGGAATTTTTTTCTGTCTAAACTCATTCTTAGTTTTACGTAGAATGTTTTCCCTCTCGGATGCGCGAGCTTTGCCTGTATCAATATAAAACACACGGCGTTCAGGGGCTCGCGCAATGCGGTAAATTAATACGGAATCTTCTAATAATTCTTTCTGCTTATAAGTCCTGTAGGCTGCACGTAGAACCGATTCACCGAAGGGTGCTTCTGCGTTCATCTCGTCAGAAAGGGAAAAATGAATTACGTTATCCGATTGAACCTCACTATAGTTACTATTTTCCGAATCACTATTCTTAATGTTTACCGGAATCAGTAGTTTATTAGCGTAGCTTGCAGTAGCGTCATTAAAGTTTAAATTGATATTCCATGATTTTATATCGTAAATATCTTCTACACTGACCTTTGCTGCATCTACATGCTTGGGGTGTACATGGATATACTTCTTAAATGGGCCGGTATTATTTCTTAAGAAAAAACAATCACCGTATTTTATGGTGTTACGAACAACACCGAATAGTCTGTTGTGCCACTCTTGCACCTCACACCAAGTTTTTAAGGCCGCTTTAAGTGTAACTATAGTTGATGTGTTTACCTTATAGTGGTCATTTTCCACATGTACTTCTAATGGTATATCTCTCTTACTTCTATTACCAACCATTTCTTCCGCAATAATATCCAGAGCCCTAGCTATATCGACATCAGTATCCATTGTATCATACTCCGAATATCGCTTAAGTCTGGTGTATGATCCACGAACGAGTCTAGTGTACCAGTTTATGCCACCATAGCCCATAACATCGGCATTAGTTGACATGGACCTGTTTTCATAACCCGGTTTTAATACTTTAAAATAATTGGTAATTGCCATTAGTTCTATTCTCTATAGATTATTGTTATTTATCCTATTTTATCTTAGCAGTTATTAACCCCACTGTAAACCGTAATCTGCTTCGGCGTTACTAATGGCTGAGCCGGTCATATCTTTCCATCCAGCGGCAGCGGCTTCGGCAGCAGCAAGTTGATCGGATATTCGCTTTTTAGCTCCCTGCCTCTCTTCTTCTTTCTTCTGTTCAGCCTTGACTAGTTTGTCAGTGTTGCCAGTCTGCTCTCTGAGTATCTCGTTCTGCTCTTCCAGTAGCTGGGTTTGGCTCTTTCCGGTAGAACCTTCCTGCTCAACCAGTTCCGCTTTTTCCAACTGCTCTTTTCTATACCTTACAAGCTCCCTTTGTACATTTTCTAATTGCTTGTTAGATAAGTTTTTTATTTCCGCTAGAGTGTTATATCCCGCTGTATACCTTCCCGCTTCGAGTCGATCTATAAGTCTATTACGGCGATGGGATGCAGTCTGATCTTCTTCAGATTTAGATGGTTTGTCCTCATCATCCCAAAAGTGAGCTAATGGCCCCATTAAAAGATACTTCATTTTCTTTTTGGTTTCCTCAACTAAATTATCTATGCCATCAGCTATTGCGAGTTGTACTCCTTCAAAGCTATAGAGCCAAGTTCCGAAGCTGTGGCCCATTTTAGCTACCTCTGTGGCCAAAAATGCGACACCACCGACGGCGGCTACCTTGGATACTGCCCCCAACTTACCTATACTTTTAGTTAAATCTCCACCTATAATACCAATCCCCTGTTTTCTCCAACCCATAATGCCCCCTCCCTTGAACCCCATACGACCCAAAAGAGCACTTTGTGCCAGTTGGTTCATTAGTACAGTTTTGGCAAAAATCGCTACGGCCCCACCAAAGGCACCCACTGCTTTACCAAATCCACTCACGCCGATACCAGTAAAGAAATCCAAACCTTCTAATATTTTCTGAATAAATCCGGGAGCTTCAGGGGAGGCTTCAGTTTTGCCCAGAGCAGTGTCAATGCGTGAAAATAATTCTTCATTATCCGGGGTTCTTTCCAAAGTACCGGCCATTGCATTAATTACATCCTGATTCGTAAAATTGCTCTCACCTATAAACTTTTGCATGTTCGCAAGAACTGCTTCTGACTGCGCCAAGTAGTCAGTGGTTCCCGCCATATCCGAATATTGTCTTATTAATTCCTTCTGGATCGCTGCTTGTCTGGCTAATCCCATTTGCTGGTTAAAGTTCATACCTTCAGACATTTTAGATATTTCTTCATTATACGCAGCGGGGGCTGCTCTAAGAAACGGCACTACCTGCTCTTGAAATAATTTTCTTTGTTCATCATTCATTGCCGCAGGATCAAATGCCTGTATTCTCATTGCTTCCTTTGCTTCATCGGAAAGAGTCATACCTGTTGACTTCTCCAACTGTTTGACCAAATTCTGAACACCGACATCTGCTCTGTATCTCTCGGTTATCGGTGCCCATTTTTTAGCATTTTCAAGCATTATCTGTTCTTTTATCTGCTCATTGGAAAGGCCCAAAAGTTTATTTGTTTGTGCTCTTAGCTTTATCTCATTGGCTAGTCTTGATTGTAAATCTCCCCCCTGTGATCTTATTACATTGGCTATCCCTGCCATCGCAGGGTCACTAGATATTTCATTCATAAAGTCCCCGAACTCGGAAACACTCATGTTCATAGTTTTAGCAGTTTCCTTGTACATATCAGTCATCGTCCGATATGAATCTCTTGATGCCTCGCTTGATATACCCAACTGCATCGCAGTCTCTCTCATCCTCATGCCGAAATGGAAAGCTTCCTGACCATTAAGACCAAAGGCATGGCCCATATCTTGTATTTGTTCAATGGTGTCACCATCAAATACACCTCTCCCTAAAATAGACGCTTCATTCCTGAGTACGTCACGGTACTGCATCATTCCCATTTGAAGGTCTCTCATGGACATTCCCATCGACAATGCGGTACCTTTTAGGTCCCATGCAGTAGCATTAAATGCACCAACCGGGGTCATATAGTCATATGCCCTAAATGCATCATTAATCATTTGGCCTACGCCCGCTGCTCCTGCTACGGCCACCATTTTCATGGCAGACATGAACTGCTTACGAGAATTTAGCATCATGGTTTCATAGTTATTAGCAACAGATTTTGTGGTTTCACTAATTATATCTGCTGAATGTTTCATTACCTCTGATAACTCACCCATGACGGTAACTTGATTTTTGTATCGATCACTCGTCTTGTCTACTTCTATACCGTGAGTTTTTATATCCATTATCACTTGCTTAGATTCATCATCGAATGCTTCAAATAAATCTACGGTATTTCCGCTGGCATCTTTTAAGTTTTGGATATTAGATATAAGGGATTTGAACTCATCACTGAGCTTTGAAGCGTCGTCCGTGCTTTTTGATAATTCATGTAATTTTATTCTATATCGCTCAATTGCCTGAGGTAAATCGTCGAGTGCGGATATTTTGGTGCCTGAAGCCTCTATATACTCTATAGTTTTTTGAGCTAACTTATAATACACTGAGTCGGAGTCTTCATTATCTCTTATGTTTTTTGCGTCGGCCACAAAACTATCAAGTAGTCCCTGTCTCAGGTTTAGGGCATTAAGAAATTTACTCTCACCCATGCCCAATATGGTACCCCCTGCAATTTTACCCATACGGTCTTTTAGCAATTTCACGCTTTTAGTAAGCTCTTGTACACTCTTAATATCACCCCTGCCGGTGGGGCCACTAGCATTGGGGCTTACCCCGTTAGCATTACCCCCACGACCAACCCTCTCAGGATTGCCCTGATTAGCCATTTGGGACGATATACTTTTACCAATTTCAGATGCGATACTTTTTCCTATAGCATCTCCAATCTGTCTAATTATGCCGGGGTCTATGTTAGCCATTATGAGTTGTGCTCCATAGCTAATATTTATATTTAATACAATGGGTTGAAAATTAAGGGTTGACATACGAACTATAATTCTTATATAATGTCATACGAATAGTAATTCATGAATAAAAATAATAAATAATTAATCACATAATAATAACTATAAATAATAAGAGTGACAGATATGGCTAAAAAAAGAAGAACTAAGAACTATCTAAACAATCCCGACATCATTGAACAGTGGAAGCTTAGCGCAGAACAGGATGCGATGAATGATGAGTTTTCCAAAATGATGATGTTACTAACCCGTAAATACTCATCAAAAATGCGCTTCAATGTATGTGACTCATTCAGGGAAGATATGGAGAGCTTCGCATTAATGACAGTAAGTAGAGTTTGGCGGAGTTTCAATCCAGAAAAATCAGACAACCCTTTTGCCTATTTTACACAGGTAATTAAAAGGGCTTTCTATCAATTCCAAAATCAAGAACGCCGCCAAAGAGATATTGGTAATGAATTATTAGTTGACAAAGGGCATGATCCTTCACATGCATTCATGGTAGAGTATGAATTTAGGGACTACGATCCGGGTGAGGTTGGAGGCGATATCACTATAATTGATGGTGAAGGTAGTATATTGGAAGTCATTGATGCTAGTGAATATATCGAAACTCGTGAAGCCGAAAAGGAAGATTAACTGAGTTCAACTTCAGTTAGTCCACCTTTAAGTACTGCCTTTAATTGCTTGTCGAACGATTTCTGAATCTCATCTCTATGAGTTATGACGTACATGCTAAGGTCATTTTCCTTAGCTACGTCTTTAATCATTTTAGCGGCTTGCTTAATCCCTAGGTTACTTAGTCCGAGGTCTAAACATTCGTCAAGTATACATAGATTTATTTTCTGGTGCCGTGCCTGAACTACGTCACGGAAAGCGAAAGCTATGGCCAGATTAATTCTGGCCTGTTGCCCACCAGAAAGATTTGCGTACCCTATATCGTTATTAAACTGTGATATAGATATTGTCATGTCCTTGGTGAACATAACCTTGTGTGGTAATCCTATGAAATCCAGATAATACTGGAGTCGCGTATTAAGCAAGGGGAGGTTCGCATCAAGTAAAGCCTGTCGTATAAAGCTATCCTTTTTAGTTAAAAGCTTCAGTAGGAAGTTCTGATGTTTGAGTTCCGACTCCAATTCTTCAATCTTATCAGTAGGCACTTCATCCATTCCTTTGAATGCCTTCTTCAGTTGTTCTACAGTTTCCTTATGAGGGTTAACCTCGTTTATACGTTCCACTAGGTTTTTATTCAACCTCTCAAGCTCAGCTTGCTTCTGATATATTTCATCAAGCTCATACTTAATATTCATTGACTTTATTTGCTCTTCAAGAAGTGACGAAAGCTCATCAAGTTTTTCCATCTTGTCTTTCATGTCCCTTACTTCCTTTTCAGGCAACATGAGACTAGTGTGTGGGTTTTCTTCCGACTCAAATCTTTGAAGGTCACTAGACAGCTTGTCAAACTGTGCCTTAGACTCCTGCCATTCCGAAACGGACTCGAACCTACATTCAGTGCTTTCTATTGAGTCCATTGCCGCCTCTCGTAGATTTTTGTTTTGTTCAAGCTCTTTGCGTTTTTCTTTGTAAAGCTCGGCTTCCTGTCTCTGTTCTGTGACTTTAGCGTCGATAACGCTTTCATTATCATGATATGTTTGCTCACAGTAAGGACACTTGGATTCCTTAAGAGTTGATATTTCACCCTCCAATTTCTTGACATTATTGATTATTTGCTCTATCTCTCCGTCAAGTTTTTCCTTTATCTTGTTAAATTCATCATACTCGGATTTAGTTTCTTCGATAAAGTCCAAAGCACTCTTTTCCTTATCGTAGTCTATGTCCTTAAGAACTGAAGCTAGTGTCTTGACTTTTTCAATATCATTACTGTGCTTGATTTCCCATTCTTTAGATTTTTTAGAATAGGTTTCCTGTCGTTTAAGTTCGGACAAAATATTTACAGAATCATCTACCGCTTTATTTCTCTCCTTTTCCAATTCATCTAGCTTTTTTATCTGTTTAATTTCTTCAATGAAATCAATTTTTTCAAGCTCGGCTATATCTACCTTAATTGATTTTATTGATTCGGTTTTATCTTTATCCCATTTATCAATCGACGCTTCCGCAAAATGGAGTTGTTCCTCGTAGCGTTCCCTTTCATCACTGATTCTTACGGACAGTTCTCGTAGGCTCTCTATTTCTTCCCGTGTTATTTTTATCAATTCTTTTAGATTCACTGCTACTTCAGTAAGTACCTTGTGGCCAAATATCTCTTCAAGAATTGACGTTTGACTTACACCGCTCGCACTAGTAACAGGGAGGCTAAGGAAGGAATCTGATTTAGCGCTATAAGTCATTATTCTAATAGCAAGATCAAACGGCATGCCATTAAGTATTTCATTCTGTATATAATCTTCCACATTGCTTGACGCTGGCGTTTTGTTGGTTGATATTGTATTGATACTTTCTCCAGTAGAAATACGAACTCCGTTGTTACCGGAACCCCCCATCTTCTTATTTTTACGCCAACGCTCTATCTTATAATATACGCCATTATTTTCAAGTATGAGTGCAACATAAAGATTCTTCTTGTTGATATTATTAATTAGATCATCAAGCTTTACCTTACTCAAAGTCTTATTGTAAAGAACGTAGAGTAATGCATTGAGAATGGATGACTTACCTGCACCATTTGCGTCGAATTCACCATTAATCATGGAGTCATGATTTTCACCCACAATAAGAATGGGCTCATCAAAATTTAGAGGTATTTTTGTAATCTTGTTACCATATGAGAATATATTTCTCATGTGCAGTTCAATTAATTTCATTATTTGCACCTATCCCATAACTCGATCAATTTATCACTATCAATATCTTTACCTTCAACTCTGTCGAGTAATTTGCGAATCAAACTTACAACTGACTCACTCTGTATCTCTTCCTCAGTCAACTCGCCTTCTTCTATGGTTACTTCGGTAATTTCATTGATGTTAAATTCTCGCAATTTGTACTTTTCAATTAATACATTCTTAAGGCTACTATGCTGGTCGTATGTAATATCAATATCCCCGTCACATTTAACACGGGCATTAGCCTTAAGCAATTTAGGGTTATCAGCTACTTCTGATAGCTTAAGCCTTTGATATTTCGGACAATCTTCCCAATTTATGAATTCCAATGCACCAGATTCATAATCATATAGGGCCATACCCCGATCATTATCATTGGCATCACCGAAGTCCATAGGGAATGCATTGCCTATATAGACAACATTACTCTTTCCCTTTTCGTAGTCATCATGACCTTGGCGTTTATGAAAGTGTCCGCTCATAATGATATCTGGTGCAGTAAAGTTCTTTGGGTCAGGACCCGACTTTTTAGTTACAGTATCCCCTGTCAATACAAATCCCTTAAACTCGAAATGACCTATCCATACAGGTATGTCGAAATACTTCGCCAGTATGCCATATTCATCTTCAAATAAGTATGGACATACGAGAGTTTTATGTAGGGTAGTATCAATGACCGTAGGATCATCAATCATGTGGAAATTACTAAGCTCAGAATAAACATATGTTGCAAATACTTCTCGGTTATCACGATAATATAAATCATGATTGCCAACAATGAAGTATACAGGAATGTCTAAAGCATTCAGTTTTCGGGCGGCATCAATAGCTAGTTTAGCGGTTAGGGAATCAATAGCTGTACGCTCTTCGAACCAGTCGCCACCAAAGTAAATGTGGTCAACGTCATGATCTTGGCATTGTTTACAAAACCAATCTATAAAATTACTGCAATCGTTGTTATGGATTATGCTATTACCCTTTCTGCCGAAATGAATATCCGTAAATAATGCGGCCTTTTTTAGTTTTTGCATGTAAGTTATCTATCAAATAATTTCGAGTCCGTCATTCCACCATTCAGGTATGACGTTTGTTTTTGTTTTATTGTACAGAAATGTGAAACTAGCATCAAGGATATAAGTTATCCCGTAATCATCATGATGACGGCAAATCCTGCCAGCACCTTGAATCATTTCCTTGAGTGCTTGTCTCTGGTACCAGCTACCCGATATTTCCATTCTACGCTTAATCCATGCATCACCTAGTGACGGGTATGGCACTTTAACGAAAATGGCAAACCTGCCAAGATCATCCTTAAGGTCAAGACCTTCAGTAATACTGGGAGAAATTAGAAGCGTAGGAGTAGTAGATGCTGATTCCATATATTCCGTGATAATGTCATCTCTCTTAATAAACTGTCCTTTAACTGGATTATGGTTAAGGATAATGTGGTCACTATTGTGTGAAAGCTCTTGAACTAGCCATTCAGCAAATTTAAAGCTACCGCAATGGATAATTCCAGATTCGTTTTTATGCAAATCAAGTAGCTTCTTAACCTTGTTAATCATTTTGGCTCGGTCATTTTTGCGGTCAGGCTTATCCCATCCATAGTTCATCTTTGATGTGGGTGAATATACTACCACCCTTCGTTCACGTTCAAACTCTGAAGTTACCGAAAAGAATGATGCTTGATCTGGGTTAATACCTAAATCACGACAGTATGCATCTTTGTTCAGAATAGTTGAACTCATAAATAAAAACTTTTCGGCGTTAGGCTTGATGAAGTTGTTGAAATTCTTACGACCGTATAATTGCTTAACATCAAACTTATTGTACCCGTTAACGAGTACGTAGTTTTCAGTAATATCATTACCATCGAGTAATAAGTCATTAACTACATCCGCATGTCTGGTGTACTTAATGTGATCTTTGATTACCTGTTCTTCGTCTTTTGTGAGGCGTCTACCGTCCGAGTCTCGTTCAATAAAGTAAACGTCATCGCTTAGTTTGGAAATAAAGGTCGCCAATTTAGGAAAGTAGCTCTCTGAAATCCAATCATATGCCTCCCGTGTACTTTTTGGATTATATAAATCAATACCCAATTTACTGCATGACTTTTCGTTAATTGAGACTAGTCCAAAGTTAACAAGAATGTTCTCTAAATTATGACACTCATCAAGTACCATTAGTTTTTTGTCAACCCATCGTTCATCATTTGGCTTAATGTAAGCGAACAACATGAGGGCTAAGTGGTAGTTGAGTACCAAGTTTGGGGAGCTTATAGCTCTTCCTTTAGCTGATCTAGCGGGACAATTTTCACATTTGGGTTTTATTGAACTACCTATTTCACAATTGGTTTGCTTACCCTTACATGAGTAATTACTTTTACCATAAAGAGAAAAGATATCACTGAAAGAATCTTCATATTGTCTTTGTAAAATCTTTTGAGGAGTTAACAGGTAGGATGAGCCATGTCCATTGGACAGCCATGAACTCATGGTTAAACCGATTGGTGATTTACCTCCACCTACAGGCATTTCAAGAAGGAAATACTTTTTATCTTCTGGTTGAGATTGTAACCATTCAAAGGTAGCTAACTGTGAGTCTCGTGGTTCGAACTGAGGCATAACCTTGTTCCAATGATCAAGGATATCATCACGTTTAGGTACTTGCAGTTTTTGCTTATTCATTAAAATATTATACCCCAAGCCCCTAGACATTACAACCCCCAAAGACCGAACGTAGTGAGGGCTCTGAGTCGAAGACGAAGTTATTTTTTTGATTTCCAATTATATAAAAATCTCGTTCCTGAGGAACTCGCTTTTCATATAATTGTTATAATTTTTAACTTTTTAGTTCATCTGTTTAGTTTACAATTTAGTTTTTAGAATCTTTACAAGACTTACTCCCTCCCCCATTTTTAATTTACATCAAAGATATAAAGAGAAAATTGCCCAATTCCAAACTCAGTAGAATTCAGTTCCATCTACCATAAGAACCACAATGCATCTCAGATTACAATTGAAACAAAGTGACTTATCCCTGCCAGTAACTATGTAGGAATCGTTTTTAGTGAGTCTAGTGCCTAGCCGCTATGACTTAACTCCGAAAGCCAATTTCGCAGCACACTCTCACATGGACCTTGGGTACTTTTATTGATATACCTCAGTTACAGATATACCGTCCTCTCCGATCTTCATTCAACTAAATGCTAATGTCGATGCAGCCCATTCAGAGTTAACAAATTTTATTGTAATCATTATCATTGTTCGTAGGCATTGTTCGTTAACATTTTACATTAGACATTTATACTTAACTTTCATTAAATCGTCATTACATTCTTCTTTTAGCTCTTTGAGAACCTCGTAAGCGATCTTAACATCGTTTATATCCTCAATAGGCTTTGGAACATTTTTCATCTCACTTATTTCTTCGTACAATTCATCTCTTAGCAATTTTACATAAGTATCATTTTTCATCTTATCATTATCAAGCAGACACTTTAATATGTCTGGCTTTTTAAATCTACCCCCAGTGGTTCCGTCAAAATTACAGCAAGATACTTTCTTACCTTTTTTGTTGAAACGTTCACCA